GTCGTTACTGGCAGCAAGCCACCCGGCTGGATGATGTTTTGCGTACCTAGACGCTTCTTTACCTTGATAGGGGGGAGTGTTTCAAAGGCTGTACGGTCACGGATAGAGTCGTGCTGCGCCTTAATCTCCTGCTGGTCTGTATAGGCAATTTCAGGTACTCCCCGGCATTCCACGATAGAGCGGCGTAGGCGCTCACGGCGATATTCGACAAACGGGTACATCCCGTGTGCGTAATCAAGCATTTCGTGCTTTGCGTACAACTCTTCCTTCGTGTTAGGGCAAAATACGGTATAGTAAATGCACGGGATACCATTTGGGCCAATTTGACGATTATAGGCGTAAACAATCTCAATGAGATAATCCGCGCGCGAAAGCGTATTGCGGATATTCGTGGTAGACGGGATTAGATTTGGCTCAGAATACCAGTTGGAAGTGCCAGATGTATTAATTGCTTCATTAACAAACTCTTCGCTCCAATCTGCTGTCTTAATCATCTCACGGAGTTCTACTTCCGTCATAAATGTGCGCCGGAAGATAACACGGGCATCCTGAAGGTCTAGGGTCTCAGGGGGGAAGCAGATTTCGTCAAATGGCTTTAGGGCAGCAACGACAGGTGCGTTAGAAACAGCGTACTCTTGATTAAATGTAGATGTACCAGCAGTCATCAATTCATCGGCAACCCGGCGAGCGTCTTCAGCGCTAATGCCAAGCATAGTCATAAGGCTGCTAATGCTGTAGTCGCTTGTACCCGTAGACTTTAGGCTATTGACCGCTTCTCCGGCAATTGGATCACCACTAGCAGCCCGTTGTTCAAGTTCGGCCATTGTCATCGACACAGGACGCACCCCAAGTCGGCGCTCCCAGCCAATGTGAACTACAGACCAACCAAACTGCTGCGTGTATTGGGCTAGGAGTTCAGCCTCTGTGAGCAAGTCTGCTCGTAATTTATTATTAACAACCCACTCGGCTAATGTCTGAATCGAGGATGCTCGACTAGCATCACCCATCTCTGTACCACTAACCCGGAGCCTTGCAAGTTGCCAAGAAGACACCAGCAGCACCACCAACTCATTAATCGTCTGGTCAACCAGACGGCAACGGACATCAGAAGCGCCCTCAAATGGGAAAGCCTGCTCACCTTCACGAAGATTGCCGCTATATTTCTTGCCGTCATCAGATTGACCATCCCAGCGAGCAAGACGAATGTCATCATTGCTGTTGATGCGCGCCACATTGCCACCATTGTACAAGGAACGCTCCATTTCGACTCGGAGTTCTCCGATGTCTGGAGTTTCGCTGAAAAATGTGAGTTTATCCCTGCGGTTGTTCTGATCTGACATTGTTATTAGATTTAGATTCTATGTATTGTAAAAGTGATGCCTTGTGGAATCGGTGTTGACCCCCAAGTGTAGTATAACACCGGATAGTGCCATTTTTCCTTAATTTGTCCAACTCTCTGACATCTATTCCCGTCATTCGTTTTGCAGCAGACCGGGAGAGCAGCATAGGGAACTGGTCAGAGTTCATTAGTAAGACCCCCCGCCTTTGCACTTATAGTGTTCCTCGTCATACTGTTCTGGACTAACTACAATCAAATAACGAAGGCAGTCAATAGGGTCTTTGGATGCGCCCTTCTCACCATCAGCCCCAGTCCATTCACGCATTGAGTAGGTCAAATTCTCGCATTTCTTAGACACGAACAGTTTTGGCTCGTTAATCGGAGACAAAGGCTGGCTAGGGTCGTGAGATAGGGCATCGTTAATCAATGCCACGCCTTCCTCAATCCGCAAGCCCGGCGCTGGAGAAAAATACATCGGGTCTGGGTCTGAGTCCAGTAATTCGATAAGGGAAGTGCCACCTTCCTTCCCGGCAGCCTGTGTAGCCCCAGCGCGAGGGTCAATTAGGCGTTCCTCGACCACCTCATCGCCTTCTGCGTCACGGATGATCTCCTTGTACTCGTTAATGCCCCTACCGCCTCCAGCGCGCTGCGCAGGCCCGGCCTTGCCGTCCAATTTGGAGTCTGGTAGCGCCCACTCCCCGTAAGTAGCGTCCGGCCATTCACGATAAATGTAGTATTTGACATTCTCCCCTTGGCCGACAGCCCGCAGCCACAGCATAAACCAGTTTCTGGCTCCTGCCGGGTCAACGACCATATAATTAGTCCCTTCTTTTGGAATCTTGTCGTGGTCAATCTCGTTTAGGTCTCCAAATCGAGGGAATTGCGCTCCGGCTAGGCTTTCAGCCCAACCATAGGCTCGGATCTTCTTTTCGTAGGTCGTTTTGCCGTCTAGCGTCTTACAGAGTTCGTCAAAGGGGTTATACGGGTTAAACTCAGAGTGAAACCAGACCACCCCGGCATCCTTGCCACGGGATTTAGCCCGATATGGCATATGCCCATTAGGCACGCCCGGAGCGTGCTGAATCGACTGGTCTAGGATTGGCGCTTTCTTGGTTTCTAGTATCTTAGCCCCAGAGATGTACTCCTTGACTACATTGGTATAGCCAGAAATAGGTGTAAATGTGACAATGAGCCGACCCCTTCGGGTAACGACACGATAACGAAGCGTCTCAATCCAGTCCAGAGGGACAAGTTCGTCACACCAGATAATATCGCACTCACCCCCCTCGATAACTCGTTTTTCTTGGGCATAATTGAGAAAGTGGCATTGGCTTCCGTTAGGGAAGATGAAAGTGCCGTCCGAAAAGCCGTTCTTCTGGGAATACTGGATATTGGTTACCCGGCCTTTCTTAAGGGTCTTAAATTCAGGGGGTAGGTACTTCCACAGCACATTCTGCTGCATTTCGATGGAAGACTTGGATGTCGTGTGCAAACACCAGACCTTGGCATTAGGGATATTGACCATCGTGGCAACCACTCGTTTGGCCGCCCACTCCGTTTTCCCAGCGCGGTTACCACCAAGAACGCAAATCTCCTGATATTGCTTCATAATGTCATCAGCATCCTTCCAATGGAATGGCTCATAACCGTGACGGTATGGGTCTGTTTTCTCAGCGAGTATCTTCTCCTCTCGGATCCGTAGGATCCGAGCGACCTCGGTCGCGCCCAATTTTTCGGTTAGGCGTTTCAGATCCTCCGGGCTGGGGATCTTAAGAACTGGGTGTGCCGTTAGTTTCACCAAGTTACTTCTTCCGCTTCTTCACTTTGGTGCAGCCATTAGCGCCAACACGCTTGTAACCCTTCCAGCAAGCCTTACCGCCAGTTCCTTTGTCTTTCTGATAGGATGACTTCTCCATAGGTGTAATGTGCTTGAGGTAGCGTAATAATGCAAGATAAGCAAGTTTAATGTAGTTCATAAGATTTTGGATGATTTAAAGTCTAGGGCTGGCTAATCTTAAGGCTGGAGCCTTGGGTCGGAGTCGAACCGACAACCATCTGTTTACAAAACAGGCGCACTACCGTTGTGCTACCAAGGCAAAAAGAAGACTCCCCCGTGCCTTGCGGTAGAGGGGGGAGCCATTGTACATCAAACCTTACGCACATCAGAGCATTGTCAACCCTCAAAGATGTCGCTGTCATTTGGCCCTTCCTTGTACGCCTCATAGGCGGCCTTGATGGCCTGCCACATCACAGGCTTAAAGTGTTCCTTGGGGTCTCCCGGGCCGAAAGTAACGACCTTATACTTATCGTCCTTTACCTTGACCACAATGATCCCGTCCTCAAAATATTGGTTAAACGACTTGACCGCATAGACCAGCGCCGCCTCGGCTTGCTCGTCATTAAGGCACTTGTCCTCAATCAAGGGAAAGCCCTTGATGGCCTTCTTCCGCTTACTCGGCTTCTTCTTGGCCATTACCAGCGCCCCCCAAATCGTGGGTGCTTGGCCGCAATCCAGCGACCCCCGTCAGATCGCAACGGAACCAGCATCCCCACCACAAAATTCTTACTGTCCCGAACAAGCACATTCACCCGCTCGTAACCCTTGTCCCGCACAATGTCACAAGCAATAATCCGGTTATTCACAAACTTCCCCTTCACAATCCCCTCCACTTGCTTAGGCGGTTCCACCGCTGCCAACTCCTTCTCCAACTCCGGGTTGTCCACCCCAGCCAACAAACACAGATTATCCACCCCCACCTGAGTCCAATAAACAGGCCACAACTTATTCGGCCCCTTACTAGGCTTCCGATACCAATGCGCCCCCTCACTCAACTTCCTGCGGATCTCCCGCATCTGCTGCTTGTTAATACCAGTCACCCGGATCAAGTCTCCCTCAGAATAGTCCATATTCCTCCACATTCACTAAACTTTAGATGTAGTCAATCATTCCCCAAGGCTTCCCGTTACGCTCATTCTCATTCGCTCCACAGAAACCCTTTCCCCCTTGGGGGACTAAAGGGGGGAATGGGGGATTACTAAGGGGGCCAGACCAGACCCTGTCAAGCACCACCCAAAGTCCCCTGAGACCTATTAGCAATCCTAATGACCAACATCAGCCCAACTACTCCAGCCCGCCCACTACGGCTTATTGCACAAAAAGTCCATACTACCTGACCCGCTCGGCAGCCCGGCAGCCCGCGCGCGCGCGACCCCCTCCCCCGGTGAACACTTGTTCAGTAGTGGTCGGCCGTTCACTGCCCAGTTGACCGGCCAAGCCCGGCCGAGGCCGAGCGCTGCCCACCTTTTCCGGCCTGCCCGGGATGCCTGCGCTCCGCTCCCGGCCGAGGCCAGCCCGGCAGCCCGGCGGCCAGCCCGGCCTTTCCCTCCGGCCTCCGGCAGCCCGGACGGGTCTCCCGGTCATCCCATCGGGCTTGAGCGCTGGCCGGGATCGCTAGGCCGGGCGATGGGGCGGCCTAGGGCGCTGCGGCCTGCGGGGCGGCCGGGCTAGGGGTTAACTGTCCCGGGGCGCTCCGGGGGCGCTGGTGGGCTGCTGGCGGCCTTTGCGGAGGCCGGGGCGGCGATGGGGCAGGCCGGGAGATCTCGGCGGCCTGCTACGGCCTGCCCAGTAGCGCTCGGGATCGTTGTCCTGGGGTTGCCTCCCGAGTTTACTGCCTGGCCTTTCGCCGGGAGCGCTGGCCGATCTGGGGCGAGATCCCGGCGCAGCGCTGCGGGCTGCTGCCGGGGCGCTGGCGGCCGATCCGGGGCGGCGAGGCCGGACGGCCGGGGGCGAGCGCTTGCCCGGCGCAGCGGGCGATCTTGGCCGGGCTGCGGAGATCCGGCGGCCTACTGCGGAGGCCGAGGCCGATCCGGGGCGGCTGCGCATATCGGCGGCGGCCTGTGTCTACCGGGCGATTATTCCAAAAGCTTCTTTTAACTAGGCAGTAAATACGCAGCCCGGAAAGGGGGAAAAGAAAAGCCCCGGCGCATCGGCCGGGGCTTGAGGGTTGCCTACTGCGGGCGGCCTAGGACAGCAGCCGGGCGATACCGATCGCGGCCTCGGTCAGTAGCACGCCGGAGACAAGCGCAGCGGCCGAGCAAGTGAGCGCTAGTAGGCAAGCGCCGGAAGCGCCCCGGTTGCCTTCCGGGTCGGCCAGCGCATTAGCGCAGGCAATCAGCCCGGCGGTTGCGGCCATCGATCCGGCGATGATCGCGATCGTTTCGGCGGCGCTCATTTGGCTTCCCCTTTCTTGCGGCGCTTGGCCGGGGCGATGTCGGCGGCCTCGGCTTGGCGGCGCTGCTGCTCGGCCTCGATCTCGAACATTTGAAGGGCGCGATCGAGCGCCCGGCGTGCGGCCTCGGCGCTTGAGCGCTCGGAGTCGTGCAGGCGCTCGGCGCGATCGAGGTCGGCGGCGCAATCGGCTGCCCGGTGTACTGCGAGCCAGATCTCGCCCTTCGTCTTCCCGGCTGCGTGAAGCGCCCGGCGTGCGGCCTCGGCCTCGGCCTTGAGGGCGATTGATAGCAGGCTCATTTGGCGCTGGCCTCCGTGTTGATGGTGATCGTGCAGGCGCTCAAACGCATCGCTAACAGGCAGGCCATAAAATTGATCTCCCTCACTTGGCTCGGTTCGATCCCGAGGTTTCCGACCGGGCGCTCGGCGCGCTTCACTAGGTTGCGGGCATAGTCGGCGATCGCCAGCAATTCAGTGTGCGGATTCCAGTCGGCCGGGATGTGGACGGACATTGCCAGCGTGTTGCGCTTGGCGGGCTTGGCCGAGGTCTCGGCCGGGAGGTTTGCAGGCTGGCCGCCTGCGGGCGTGTTCGTGTTAGACATCGGGGGCAAATGTGGGCGAGATCCCGGCCGAGTCAATGCGAGAGTTAACCCGAGCTCGGGGTGGCGGCGCGCTGGGCGCTGGCGGCCTCGGCCGGGGCGGCCGGAGATCGGGGCGCAGCCGGGCAGCCCGGCGGCCGGGATCGGGCAGCCCGAGGCCGAGGCCGATCCGGGGCGGCCAGCGCTCCCGGCCGATCCGGGGCGGGCGGCCGATCCCGGCGGCCGATCTCGGCCGGGAGGCCGGGGCGGGAGGCCGGGGCGATCCGGCCGGGCAGGCCGGGCAGGCCGGGATCGGCCGAGGCCGGGGGCGGGCTACCCGGCCGGAGCGCGGGCGGCCTTGCCTACCCGGGCAAGCGCCTACCCGAGCGGCCTACCTACCCGGTCGGCCTACCCGGGCACGAAAAGCCCCGGGGGTTGCCCGGGGCTGCATACCGCCTACCGCCTACCGCCTACCCGGCGCGCACAGCCTCGGCGATCTCCCGGAATCTCCCGGCCGAGTCAGTCAAGCGGGCGGCCTCGCGCTCGGCGTTATAGGCGCGCATTAGGAAGTGATCTCGAACCCAAGCGGCAGGCGGCCGCCAAGGGAATACCCTTGCCCGAGCGCCGCCCTCGGCGAGATCCCGGGCGGCCATAAACTCCCGGCCGCGCTCGATCTCGGCCGGATTCTCGGCGGCCTGCCGGAGGATCTCGGCGAGGACGGCGGCCTGCTTTGCCCGGGCTGCGAGCGCTGCGGCCTTTGCCTGCCAGTTGGCGGCCTCCGTGGCCGAGTCGTAAGCGCTCATAGGGAAAACGCCGACCCGGCGGCCTCCGCCTTGCGGGCGCTGCTGCCGTGGTAACGGAAGCCCACGATCACCGAGCGCTCGGCGCGGGCGCACAGTTTGCAATCGGCGCAGGAAATACCTTCCCGGGATTGCGCCGGGCAAATGACGATTTTGCGCCCGGCCGGGGTGGCCGAGGTCTCGGGAGTTTCCTCCGGGACAGTAACACAAACCGGGAGACCGAGCGCGGCCAATTGGTCGGCGTGGCCGGGGTTATTCGCCGAGGCGTTTACCACTAGCCCGGCGAGCGCGGCGGCGGCCAGCGCTTTGCGATTTGCTGCGGCCTCCGGCGCTTGGCCGGGCAACAGGGGTTTGTGCGTATAGGTGAACCCTACCCGGCCGGAAGCGGCCGAGACCCGGGCGAGTTGCAACAGCGCGGCGCGATCAATCTTTGCGCCGAGGCCGGGGAGATCTCCGGCTTGATTGTGCCGCCATATCGGGGCGGGATTGCGGGCAAGCGCTGCGGCGAGATCGCGCAGGAATTCCGGCCAAGGTAGGCCGCGCTCGCCCCGGGAGACGGCCGACCAGTGCAGCGCGAGAGGCCCGGCATCGGCGTAACAGCCGTTGCCAAAGAAAGGGCAGCCGCTCCAACAGGTCGAGCGCGCCGAGGTGGTGACCACTAGCGCCCCGGTCTTCTTGTTAGCGCTTTTGGGCGTGATGTGATACAGCACCGGGGCGGCGGCCTGTAGGGTTTTCTTATTCATAATGGGGGCGCTCGGTTGACTGGTCTTCGCCGGGCTTTTCCTCGGTTGTTATCATTGCGTCCTGTTGCGGCGAGGCGCTGCGATAGGAACGGATTCCATCGCCGGGCAATGTCAGCCCGAGATCAAGCGCGGTCTCGGCGAGGCCAGCGCGGGCGGCGGCCTCGGCCGTTTCCTGCTGCTCAAACGATCCGGCCGGGATGATAACGGACACCTTATGATCAAGCCAATCGTACCACCAACCGCCTTCCTCCGCGCCGCCGAAACAGAGTTCGATCTGGTACAGGCCGAGGTAATACGGCGGGCAAATCTCGGGCGGGTTATCAGTTGAGGCCGGGGGCAAGTCGGCCGGGTTATTGCCCGGGATGAGGTTTGACATCGGCGTTATATGAGGCCGCCGGGCGCGGACAGTCAAGCGCCTAGTAAACGGAAAGCGCCGGGAGATCCGGCCGGGGGCGCGCTGCCCGGGAGATCCCGAGGCCGAGGCCGATCCGGGGCGGCGGCGCTGGCCGTGGCCGATCTCGGCCGGGATCGGGAGGCCGGAGGCCGGAGGCCGAGGCCGGGAGATCTCCGGCGGCCGGGGGCGGCCGGGCTTGCCCGGTGGCCGGAGGCCGGAGGCCGAGGCCGATCTCGGCCTACTGCGGAGGCCGGGCTTGCCCGGCGGCCTACCGGGCTACCCGGACGGCCTACTGCGTTGGCCTACCCGAGTGGCCTACCTACCGCCTACCCGGCCAACAAAAAGCCCCGGGGGCTACCCGGGGCGTGTACCGCCTACCGCCTACCGAATACCTTTGCGGAGGTCGGCCTTGGCGCTATCGAGCGCATACCGCAGATTCCGGGCGATGGCGCGGACATTCTCCTCGGTGACATCGCGCCCGCCGTCTTCCTCGTTGTGACCGAGGTTATAAAGCGCCGTGATGCAGTCATCGGCGGCAATCGAGACCGCACCCCCGAAAGCAGCGGCGGCCTCGGTGGCGCGCTCGGCCTTGGTCTTGTCTGAAAAGTGGGGTAACTTTTCCACAGGCTCGCCCCAAGAAAGGTAATCGATACAAGAGCGCGTAAAGCGGCGATGAGCGCGGACGATCTCAAACGAGCGGATCATATCTTCGCGCACCGGGTCTGGGCTGCCGCCTTGGAAAACCGGGTCGGGCGTGTTGCGGATCAATTCCTGCAAGCGCTCCTCTTCGGTTGCGGAGGTTTGCCAGATGTCGCGCAACTTGTCGTGCGCGGGCTGGAGGGATTCGGGAGGGATGGGCATTGGTGTTTTCGTGTTTTGGGTTGTGGTGGGAAATTAGTCGCGCTTGTTTTCTCGGGCGGCCGCATCGTTCCATTTCTGATTGGCCTCGTCCTGTGCGTCCGATCCGGTTCCGGCGAGGGCGTTCGGGGCGATGCCAAGCAGGGCGTAAGCCCGGTGCAAGTTATCCTCGGCGAGGCCGTGGCGGCGCTGGGCTTCATAACGGAGACCTTCCTGCTCTTCAGCGTAGCCCGGTGCATCGGACTGGGCAAGTAGCGCTCGGGCTGCGGAGCGATAACTCTTGGCGCTGAAGATCAAGTTGACCGCCATCTGGTGATCGACTTGTTTGTCGTGCAGGGCGTTCAATTCGGCCTGCGGCGCACAGCGGCGATGGGCGTTGAGGATGTCGGTCTGCGTGGCCGCATAGGCCGCGCGGATTTGTTCTTCAGTGGGGATCGGTAGGAGGTGCATAAGGACATCCAAGGTCTACAGGTGGCCGGCACAGTCAACCTAAAAGAAAAGCCCCCGGGCTGCGGGGGCTGTGGTCTCATTCGTCTTTCGGATCTAGGATTAAGGCGAGGACGATGAGCGCGGCGAGGACGGCAAGCCTCACTCCCGGGGGTCTTTGAGGATTGCGTCCCATCCCTCTTCCCGGCCGATGTCGAGCGCGGCCTCGATCATCGTGTCCCACAGATCTGCGGCCTTCGCCGGGCGATCCTCATCGGTTGCGGCCAAGATCCCGATCACCAGATCCTCGCCGAGATCGAGCGCCTCGCAGCGCCGGAGGGAGTCCGGCAGCAGGCTACGCAGGCCGGAGTCTACCCCGACAGCGCCTAGCGTACCATTGAGGGTGTACTCGGCTACCTTCCGGGTGTTGGTCTGGAGGGAGCGCGCGTGGGCTACCACGAACATACCAAGGGTGACCGCGCTGTAGCAGCAGCCGGGCAGGCGTGGGCGGCCTACCTGTGTGTCTGCTGCGATCATAGCGGCCTTGAAGGCGCGGAAGTTACCATCGATTGGAGCGCATACCACGCCCCCAAATTCGCTGCGGGGGTTCACTTGGATTCCTCCTTCTTTTCTTCCTTCGGGAAGTAGCAGCCATAATGATCATCCTTGCACAGGGTGTTAGCGATCACGCCAGACCAATCCTTGGCGAGGCCGCCGATCTTGAACGAGATGGATCGCCGGATATTCCAAAGCATATCTTGGATGGTGCGCTCCTCGGTCTGGCCGCCGCTGGTGTACTCCATCCCGACAAGCGCCCAGTCGATCTTTCTCTGCGTCTCTTCATCTAGGGTAGATGCGAGTACCTTGATCTCCTTGATTTTCTGTTTGGAGCGGTTGTGGTTTTCCGTGCGGCTCTTGTAATCGGAGACCTTCATCTGATAGCGCGCGTTTTTGAGTTGCGCGTAGTAATTAAGCAGGCGCTCGGCCTCGGCCGCTACCATCATCTCTCGGTACATCGTATTCGGGCGCTCTTCGTGTTCGCCATCGGCCTTGATGTCGGCCAGCAGGCGTTGAATGTATTCTTCGGTGATCATATTTTTGGTGGGTTGGGAATTAGATGACGGCGCTAGTGGCGCGGAAGTTATGGACGAATTTAACCTCGACCAAGAAGTACTCTCGGCCGGGATCGGTGTCCTTGGCGTGCTGGCCTTGGATCAGCGCCTCGGCGATGTCGCCGTGGATTGGGAACAAGTTTTCGTTGCCCCAGTTTTCGGTGTGCCAGCCATTCTCGTCTTTCCAGACGATAATGTGGTCGGCCTTGCGGTTGATGGTGTCTTCGATGTGTATCATATGTGTGCGTGGGTGGAAATTAGCCAAAAACGACTTCGCCGTAGACGGCAATCTGGAGCAGCGCCCCGGAGTCGATGACATCGGCCTCGCCAGCGGCATCCTCGTCCCCGGCGATAAGGCGGGCAATCAAGGCGCGGTGGTGTCCGGTGATCTTGGGGTCGAGCAAACGGAGAAACAGGCGGCGGCCAAGTTCCTCCGGGGTGAGCCGGATGTCCGGCAGTTGGGCATTCTCCGGGTGTGCGTCCGGGCTGGGCGAGACAGTCACCTCGGCGCGGAAGTAACTGCTGGAGATTTTTTGTCCGTTGCCGTCCGTGGTAACGGAAAACGAATCGCCGTGCTTGTATTTCTTCCAGCAGGAAAAATCCTCGCTGGTGTAGTGACCGCCTTCAGTAGCGGTAACGATGATGTAGGAAAGAGCCTCCAGAGCCTTATCAGATAAGGCCGGAAGCGTGATGTCGGGTTGGTCTGGGTTGTGCATAAGCCCGATCTTTCTCTGACCGGGTGCAACACAAGTCAACCCATCATTTAACTTTTTTCAGATCAGCCGAGGTTAGCAGCCGGGCGCGGCCTGTGGCCGTAAAGCCGCGCACACTAAATTCCCGGCAACTCCATATTAAATGGAAATCTCCCAGCGGCAAGGTCAGCCTCGGCGGCAAGGCATACGGCTAGAGACAACTCCTTGGGGACGAGAGCGCGCTCTTCCGGGGACATCGTGCCTTGAATACCTGTGCGAGATCCACGGGGTGCTGCGATGTGGCAGGGCGCGCCGTTTTTGCATATCGGTTTGAGTACCAGAGACGGAGGAAAGCCGCCCCACAGGTCGGTAGGCTTCATATACCTCAGACCATACTGGCAGTAAGTTACTGTGCGTACCTCAAACCGCTGCATCTGCGGCATCTTTCGCATCTTTGCCCGAGGGTTTTCTATGATAAAAAACTTGGGTTTAAGTTCAGCGATAATGCTGATTGTTTTTTCAAGAATCTTTTCAGCCAGCGCGGCCTTAATTGTTTTAGGCTTGTTGTCCATCGTCCAGTTGCGCCCAACTGTCATCATCGAGAATGTTTCACAAGGGGGAGATGCGAGAATAATGTCCGGCTGCCAAGGGAAGTCAGATGGCTTGATGTCCAAAATGTTCTTAACCAAGTCTACCTTAAACTTGGAATCGAAATCAGTCGAGAATACCTCGTGACCACGCTCCTTAAACCCAGAAGACCAACCTTCAAGACCTGCAAAAAAATCAATAACTTTCATTGGTATTTAGGATGGAAATCTCGAATTCCTTTTACGATGTCTTTTAGCCTCTTACAAGACTTAAAAGCATACCTTGAGGCATAGGTAACCCTGAACTGTGGACGCTCTGCATCAATGATCGGGTAGATATTATAATCTGCCCACTCCACAGCGTCCTCTGCGGTGAAATCATTCTGTGCAACAAGGATTTGTACGATCCTTTCGTGGGAATAGATCAGCACCTTGTCTTTGGATATACCTACGATAGCGTTGTCAAACACCTCGGCAGGCTCAATCCTAATGGCGTAATCAGCGAACTTTTTGGGCATCGACATAAGCGATTCGTTTACCAATCCAGTTCATAACTTGAACACACATACTATTGCCAAGTGCGGCCTGACGAGTAGTAAACGCAGGCTCTTTGCCGTTTAACTTTACATTAGTCCAGTCATCCGGAAAACCTTGGAGGCGCTCCCATTCACGACTGGTAAGCGATCGGATAAAGTTGTCGGTTGCAATGTGTGGTGCTTGGTCTCCGGTGTTGCTCAATAGCGTAGGGAAATGACTCATAGAGGGTGATGCCCCTGCTCTACGCCGTAGGTTTCCGGGTTGGAATGAGACAGCCGTGCCACTTTGTTCAACGCATTCCTCAATAGATTCGGCATCTCCTTGTTCCGTGCCTCGGCTCTTTGAAGTATTTCCAAGCAAAGTTCCGCGCTCAAGTAACACCGCTGCGGGACTTCTCCAATCGGATCCAAGGCATCCAACAAGGAAGACTCGACGGCGTTTTTGGGAAGTTCCGAAGCCAAGTGAGTCCAGAACCCTGTAGGAGATGCTATACCCCAATTCAACCAACGAGCGCTGGAAGGCCAAGAAGTCTCGTCCGTTGTCGCTGGATAAAACCCCAACCACATTTTCCCACAGGATCCACCTTGGTCGGAGTTTTTTAGCAATTCCTCCAAAGGACATTGCGAGTTGACCACGAATGTCATCCATTCCTCCTCTGTTGCCCAAGATTGAGAATGATTGGCAGGGAGTTCCTCCGACCAGAATGTCGATTGAACCGGGTTCAAGGGGCCATTGCTCATAGCGAGTCATATCCCCTAGGTTTGGAGTGTCTGGAAATCTTTCCTTCAACACGGCGCTTTGAAACTCCTCGATCTCCGAGAAGGCTACGGCCTTCCAGCCTAGTGGCTCCCACGCTACAGAGGCAGCCTCGATACCAGAACATACGGAAAGAAATCTCATTTCTCATCGATGCCTAGAACGGATTTGAGATAGCGGGTGCGGAACTCAATGACATCCTCGCCGAGATCGGGCTGTACCTTGGCCTCGTTAATCTTGCTACCGTACAGGCGGGTGGCCTCGGCGATGGAAGCCCATAGTTTGTCGTACCTACGATACATAATCACTTTCTGGGACAGGGTGATTTCCTTGGCCGTGGTCTTGGGGTCACGGCAGGCAAAGGCCAGCGAGCGCAGAGTAGTCCAAGAAAGTTCTGGGATGGTATCGTCTCCGACAGCATCCTCGAAACGCTCGGCAGCGCGCGGCAAGAGTTTGAAATAGGTAACCGCTTCTTGAACGGTCTTGGGTTTAGTTACTTTGGTTGTCATTGTTGGAAATAGAATCTACGATTGGGGTGTTAGAGTTAATGCCTACCGTGCCAATATCTGCACTCGTATCGACATCAATTTCCATTACGGAATAATGTGCTTTGCGATTGAGGATGGACTTGTGGCGGCCAATGGCATCAGCGCCATACTTCTTGGCTCTGTCTTCGGATCGATAGAAAAGGTTTGCGATGGAAACTTTTTCGGAAAACTCCCGAACAATCGTCAGGAGATATTGCTTGTGTGTGTGTGACATAGGAAGGACGGACAGATTCCGTACCCCCCTATCGACAGTCAACCACTAATTTTAACCTTTTGTATTTTTTTCCTCGGGCTGAATGATATCAATAATAGGCCCACTAAACCCTAAAAGTTTATTGATGTCATCGGCCGAGATCCGCAATTCAGCCTTGACCTGTACCGTAGGGGTAGGGTCTACCAGTTTCTCCATCTTATCAATGGCAATGGCCGTGGGCAGCATTAGTTGGCCAATGGGAATATCGTCTACCTCGTTGTCTAAACGCTGCAAAGACTTGTCAATAAACGAGGCTAGGCGGGCAGCGGTGCGCCGCTTGAAAGCCAGCATATCCAATTGACCAGAGTCCGCAAGGTTGTTGCGCATCTCACGGACGGTGTCCGGGTCTGCGGCTACAAGTTTGGCTGTCTCGGCAGGGGGTGTGCCTTGCTTGAGCAATGATTCAATCCGTTTCTTGGTTGCTTTAGGCAGTTTCGATCCAGCGCCGGGGCTGGTATTGTCCATTCGTTCATACTTAGGCTCTGAATCCATACCGGAATAGTAACTAGTTGACTCCCAATAGCAAGCAGTTTACAGGGGTCTTTATGCAAATCATCATCAATCTGCCCCCGCCGCCTACACATCAAGCAGCACTTCGTATCCTCAAGACCCGGGATGGACGGCAGTTTATTGGCAAGATGGCTAAGTCTTCAGCCAAGAAGTGGTCGGTGGCTGCCACCCTGTTGATCCGTTCCATTATGTCACGGTTACAATACCAACAGATTACCGAGTCTTGCTATGTGTCTATCAAGTTTTTCTACCCTCACACTAAAGAGTCCAAGCGTGAGAGCGTTAAGACTGGGAATAACTTTGTCGATAAGTGTACCCGACCAGACTTAGATAACCTTTGTAAGTCAGTACTAGACTGCCTAGTGGATGGCGGCGCGCTAAAAGATGACGGGCTTGTGCATCACCTAAGCCTGATAAAATATCATTACGATGAACCAAAGGTTGTTGTTGACATCTATGCTGACAATGATGATACCTAATTCGCACTACGCACATTATGAGCAATAAAAACGCCATCATTAGCGGTCTCCCTTCCACGGAGTACCGTTCTCGTCCCGGGGCCAACGCCTCGTTCTTAAAGAAGTTCTCCGTCTCCCCGCTGTACGCAGCGAATGACGATTTCGAGTCCTCCGCTGCAACGGATCTCGGATCTTACATCCACGCTCTGACCATCGACCCCGACAGTCTTAAGGACTTCGCTTGTATGCCCACTACTGGTGAGGGCAGCAAGAAAGCCCGGGACGCTTGGCGCGCCGAGAACCCACAGGGTGTGCTGTTGTCTCCCTCTGCAATGGAGAATGGTAAGGCTGCTGCTGCTGCCTTAAAGACTAATCGACACTTCAATGAGTATATGTCGATTGAAGGTGTAGACACCGAGGTTTCACTCTTCTGCGAACACCCTAAGTACGGCTTCCCGATGAAGGCTCGCTTGGATATCCTCGTGCATAAGGGTGACGAGATTATCATTGGGGATGTTAAGTCATACGGCAAGCCCCTCACCAAGAAGACCCTCTTCTGGGATATCCGTGACCGGGGTTACGACATTCAGTTGGCTCACTACTGCCGCTGCCTCCAGATCATCACCAATCGCAGCCCAGATGAGATGGCTTTGTTCTTTATCGAGAGTGAAACTAAGGCTCACGACAGCGCCAAGATTATGCTTGATGCGGGCTGGTTGGCACACGCCGAGCATCGCTTGGATGAGTACTACCGGATCTACGCCGACTGCCACGAGTCCGGTGTCTTCCCGGGATTCAACTTTGGCAATCCGTTGACGCTCACCCTCGGGGATAACCTTTCGTGAGCGAGCCAAAGGAAGGGTACGGCCTCTGGGTTCCGGGGGCGGTACTCTCACGCTCTGACATCAGCCTAGAGGAGAAATGCCTCTACGGGCTGCTGGAGGTCTTGGACACGGGCAATGGGTGCTGGGCATCCAACGACTGGCTCGGAGGCCGCCTTGGGGTAAGCGAGAGGGCAATACAGCGGTATCTGGCTAGGCTTGAGGCCGTAGGTCTGGTGGTCAAGGTGATCAACGAGGCAGCCGGGAACCAGCGCCGGGTACAGACGGTAGGGGTCAAGGCTATCGCTACCCCCTCACGCCAATCTGTCACCCCCCTCACGCCAATCTGTCGTGACCCTCACGCCAATCTGTCGTCCAAGAGTACAAGTGAGAATAGAAATGAGATAGATACAGAACCCCTACCCCTTATTCTGCCTCATGGTGAAACATTCAAGAGGGCTTGGAGTGAATGGGTAAACTACCGGACGAAGACAAAGAAGCGCCTATCCCGGTTTGCACAGGAGAAGCAACTCGGGTTGATGAAAGACCTAACCGAGCAGGAGGCTGTCGATTGCATCAATCGTTCCATCGCCAACGATTGGCAGGGGCTATTCCCAGAGAAGAAGTCGAAGTACGGTAGTAAACCTTTTTCTAAAATCTTAACCAGCGATGATCACAACCATGGGTTCTGACAACCAATGCAAAGGTTGCGGGAGTATGGCCACCCCGGCCTACAGCCCATCCAAGGGGACATTCCGGAACTTCTTTACCTGTAAGTCCTGTGCTGATACCGGGAAGACCTCGTACTGGGATCACCCGTTTGACTACCCTCAAGTATTGGGTAAGATGAATCTGGTATGGGCCGAAAGGCATCCCGAGTACCCAGTCGCATTTTACGACACGGACATCACCAGACTGGGTGGGAGTCTACGCGCCGTCATCAACTGGGAGCCGTACCAAAAGCCTTTTCTGTTACTTCACGGGACAACGGGTGCAGGCAAGAGCCGGGCTGCTTGGATTGCATTCAATAGACTATGGCGGCAGAACTATCCAGCGCGGGCGGTATGGCTGCCTATGCGCAAACTAGAGGCCGCCATCGAGCGCGGGTTCGATGACCACAAGCACGGTCAGGTTCTGGATTATTTTTGTACCGTCCCTCTGCTGGTCTTGGATGACCTAGGCAAGGAACGATTGACCGCCCGGATGGAGGCCGACCTGTTCGGCATCATCGATGAACGATCCCAGAACTTGCGCGCTACAATCATTACCACGAATTACAATGGCAACACCCTCCTTGAAAGATTTGGCAACCAAGAAACCGGACAAGCCTTCCTCCGCAGACTCCGTGAGTTCAGCACCGCAGTACAGGGTTAGGGGTCTAGACCTCAGGCCGTTCCCGATGCGCTGGAAGGTGGAATCGGACAAGGACGGCTATGCGGTTAACCTAGCCGATGACTCCTGCACCTGTAGCCATTGGGTTTATAGGCTATGTAAGAACCAAGGGGAAGCCCGGCGCTGCAAGCACATTAACATAGCCCGAAACCATTTATTAAACTCTTTTATCGAAAATCAGAAAAATCGTTGACACATCGGTAAAACATCCACAGAAGATACACATTCCTATGAAACGCTTACTATCACTTTTACTTGCTACCTCGTTCTGCGAGGCCAAGTCTCTTGTTGATTCCGACTTGGTACATAAGGTCGGGATCATCGAGTCTAACATTGACGAGAGCGCTGTCGGGGACAACGGCCGTAGCCTTGGAGCCTTCCAGATTTCAGAAGCGGCTTGGGCCGATGCCGTTGCTTACAACCGGGTGAATGCCGGGCCGCATGACGCTCATCTGTCTACCGAGTGGAAGCGCTGGGCGCACGACTACACGATGTCACATTACGCAGCCGAACTTATCCTTAAGATGCACGAGGAGCGGATGATTAAGAACCGCATCAAGCCAACGCCAATGAAACTTTATATGGCGTACAATATGGGTTACGCTGGCGCTCAAGGTTATAATTTTAATATCAATGCAACCGCTGGCAAACGCCGGGCAATCCTGCTCCGCGCACAAAACATCCTTTCAAAATGAGCGACCCTATTGCAGACATTAAGTCCTTGCTGCGTCTAGCAGACCAGCGGGCTGACAGCGCCTCCCGGAAGCGTGACGAGCAGACGAATCAAATCATCTACCTGTCCGATAAACTAGCCAAGGTCTTCCACGAACTACGCTCGTTTAATAATTCCCACGGCCGTGACTTGCACCCGGAAGTGCAGGACGCTTTCAACGCAGCGTGGCGCAACCACGAATCATCTTTCGATATCTGGCAATCCTACTACAACAATTCCCAACCCAATAATACCAATGATCAATCCTGAAGAAATGATTAGCAAACTCCGCGCCCCATTCGGGCCTGACCGCATTGAATGGCGTGTCGGTTCCTGTGGCGAAAAGGCTGACGGCTCCGTGTGGGCGCGCTGCCTCGCATACATTGACAACCGTGCCGCTATGGAACGCCTCGATGAGGTGTACGGTATGGCTTGGTCTCACGATGAGAAGTTCCTGCAAATCGGCGGCCAAGCCGTCTGCACCGTGACGATCACCATCGACCTCAACTATCTTGAAGGCGAGAACCGCATCTTCAATAGCCGCAGCGTCTCCGGCTCTTGTGCCGTGGAAGCCAACGGTGACATCGACCCGTTTAAGTCTGCTGCGTCTGGCGCAATGAAGCGCGCCGTGGTAAACCTAGGCATTGGCCGTTACCTATACTCCATTGACGAGACTTGGGCAGTCATTGACCCTAAGGGCAAGTACGATGGCAAGACCAAGCAGGGTACTCGCTTCCGCTGGAATCCTCCACAACTCCCGGCGTGGGCTGGCGGTGGTGCTGCTACCGTTCAGAACATCGTGACCAACGCCGACTACTTTGCCAGCGAAGAGGCTCCGGCTGCTCCTGTGTATCGCCCGGCTCCGGCCGCTGCCGCTCCGGCCGCTGCCTACAATGGCAACGACCCCATCGTTCCTTTCGGTGATCGCAAGGGTCAGCCTTTGTCGAGCCTGCCTATGAAGGGTGACAAGGGCGTTAAGTGCGGTGACCTGTACTACTGGGCTAAGGTCTACACCCCTAAAGAATACAAGGGTAGCATCAGCCCTAAGGACATTGCCCTTAAGCAGCGCGCCGAGGAACTGTATGCCGCTGCCACCGGAGGTTCGTCTAGCAAATCCGATGTCGCTGCTATCAGCGATATCATTGATGACATTCCATTCTAATCCACCCATGAGAAACACGCACAACCAAATCGACTCAGATGAGGACTTCCAAGTCCTCGATGAAGTCACAGGCACTAACAACTCATTTGAGGTTTCCATCGTGGATTGCACGGTGGAGATCTCCGATGAGGAGGTGCTTAACATCTTGAACTACGGCTTGCGCCACATCAACCGATGACCAGCACAAAGACCATTGAGTTATTCTTTGATGCCGTGGCCGAGCAGATTGAGGGTCTCAAGTCTCAACTCGATGAAGCCACGGATCTCATCGGTTGTTTGCAAGTCGAGAACGATGACTTGAAAGCACAAATCAAGAAACTACAAGATGAGCGCCATTAAGCAAATCATCAGCCCTAACCGGGTACGGGAAATGATGGCAGCGATGACCAAGAAGATTGAGGCCACGCTTCCATCACCAAAGGTTCGTGGCAGCAAAGAGTACAACGCCTGTCAGATGGTCATCAAGACATCCTGCTCGGTGTCCTCTGCTGCTCGCTCTTGGAATGTACCAATCCGTAAGATTCTGGATTTTGCTAAAAAGAATAACATCCACATCGTACACAAACCGTATGAGTTAGATGACAAGGCCAAGGCGATTGTAGAGTCCGGCAAGTATATGGGGGAGATACCCCGTGGTATGAAGCACCGGGTAGCCTACGAATTGGCGCTTAAGGTCGGCGCTAGTCAAGCCTGCCGCACCTTGAAATTGTGCCGCCGGGGTCTATACTACTACTGCGATAGGTATAACCTTCCTACACCGGAGCGCTCTGAGCGTAGGGTACGATGATTTACGAGTTTAAAAACCCTATGCCAGTTGAGACTGAGTTGGGTTACGGTATGTTAATCTATGTTCGGGATGGCGGCACATTCAGCAATGATGTGTTCGCCGTAGTCTTGGACAACGATGGCATCATCCGACATATGACCACAGACCAGTTCAAACTAGTACGCAACGACACCTTCTGCATCCGAACCAATGAGTGAACAATACGACATCGTCGCTATGGGCGATAACCACGGCGATCTAGC